ATGAACATCAGCAGTAAAACAAGTGAAAAACTTCGAAACTTAATAAATGAAGAGACAGAGTATCGTTCCGGACCTAAATTAGTTAAATTTTTTAATACACTAGGTTTTAATCACTCATATGGACAAGGCTTTCCCTCTCGTTGGAAGTATACAGATGATTGTCTAGATACAATCAATGGAACTCCACGACTTGACAAGTGCATCAAAGAAATATTCAACCCTATCAATTTTATTAGTCGTATTGACGAGTTGGATCGCTTTATTGCCGAATTTAATCAATACCTAGCTTTTGATAAATGGAGAGTTATCAGAAATGGTGCTGAAATAACTTTCGAGAAACTTCATAAAGTGGAGTTAAATGATGATAACTTGCAATCCAGTAATCTATCTGAATCTGATTTTTTAAATCGCGAGTTTAGTGGTTTCACTATCTCTGATTTAGGCTTAGACATTAACGTAACTGAAGTACTTAACAAACGAATTGAAGAAATTGAAAAAACATATAATTCGGCCGCTTATCTTTCTACGATACTAATCGCTGGTAGTACCTTAGAAGGGGTTTTTCTTGGATTAGCTTCTAGTTATCCGCGAGCATTTAATACGGTGAAATCATCCCCTAAAGGACGTGATGGTAAAGTTCAACCATTTCATGATTGGAATCTTGCAGCCTTTATTAATGTTGCAAAAGATTTAGAACTAATTCAACTTGATACTTATAAGTTTTCACATACTTTAAGAGATTTCCGCAATTATATCCACCCTTATCAACAAATGTTATCGGGCTTCACACCTAGAGAGCATACAGCTAAAATTTGTTTACAAGTGCTCAAGGCTGCAATTACTGAAATGACATCGAATGTTAAAAAACTACGTTCCTAATGCAACCTATCCTTCATTCAATTAATAGTACAGAATGAAATTAAAATTTATTATCGTATAATTTTATAAAAGACTTCGAAAAACTTTTGTTAACTAATTTTTAAAAAGAATTATTCGTAGTCCATAAGGCGTATTAAAAAATAGGAACTTCACATCAACCTGAACATGATGCCCTTGTACTTGTTTCTGATAACATTTAAATAGTGATTTGGATCAACTTCACTGATTTTGAGGAAGTTGATTTAATTTGTTTCTTAGTAATACATAATAGCGACCAGAACGTGATATTTTGATGTTATGAAACAGTAGAAGATACCAAGCGATACGTTGGAATCAAAATGGTAAGTCGTACGCAGATAAATAACCATCTCTTCGATGTGTTTTATAACTCTTCTGGTTGGATTTTCAGAGCAGGGTTTATTGTTGATTAATCCTTTCTTGCCATCTCGTTCATAAGTTCTTTTCCAAGTATAAAAAGTTTCTCTACTATTCCCAAAATAGCGACAAGTTTTAGTAAAATTTTTGCTCTCACTGGCATAATTTAATATTTTTTGTGTGCAATATCTCGTTTAGCTTAATGTTCATCATATCTGACCTCCAGCTACAATTAGAAAAAACTAATTGTCAACCGAAGTCCAGACTTTCATAAATAACTTATTTAAAATATATATCCCTATACATACCCACAATTTAGCTTCATTTATACTTCTTAAAGGATGGGAAGCATGAGAGTAGTGTGGCTAGTTTCTCAACATCAGGTGTGTAAGCACCACAAGCTGTTTTTATTAAGCTATAAAAGTGCTCTCAACTGAACCTGAACGCCCTCTCCTGCTTAACAGAATCGGATCTTAAGCAACTTTATTAGCTTAAGTTTAAGCAATTAAGCCGATTTCAGATCCAGCGAAATCGTATTATTGCCAACAAAAATATATCAACAATAATAACGTAAGTATTTTGAAACTAACCACAATATATTTTTATCAGATTAATAACTTTCTTTCAATTCTTTTTTCTCAATCATCTTTACAAGATCTAACTCATCCCACTTGACAAACCAATAAATTTTGAGCATAAATTGCAGGTCACTCTCAATATCCGAATGGGTTCTATTTATATTTTGCTCATATTTTTTGAGATATTTTCTGTATAAAAATCGTCTTGTCTCAATTGAAACAAATGGGCAAGACATAACATCCAAAAATAAATGTGCCTTTTCCGATGACTGTAATAAATCCATACCAGGACATAGCAAATCTTTAATTCTAATCTCAACAATACGTTTAAGTTCTTGATAGGGTTTTCTATTTCTAAAATAGAATAACAATGAGACTATTGTAAAGTAATCTAGTTTCTTTTTATGCATAATACCATTAAAGAAAGAAGCGCTTGCAAGATAATTATCTCCAAAAAAAGTAGCAGCTAAAATCAAATTAACTTTCTCTATGGAAATAAATTCATCAATAAAAAGACCATTATCATTTTCACCGAAATTTATATTTTCAGCAGTATTTATTAATGTTGTCATAAAAATACTACTATAATCACTCGAAACTGTCTTCAAATAATCATTAACAACAACCATTGTTTTTGATAATTTATATGAAGATGATACTGTTGGATTAACGCTGAAGAAAAACAACATTATATCAGTCACTGAAAATATAATATCTTTAATATTCTTAATTATTTTAACTTCACCTTTAATCTTTTCCATCGGAAAGAAATTAATAATTGATATTAACCTTTTTGATAATGAAGATATTAAGTATGAGGAAACATCTGTGTAAGAAACTTTGTTATCAATACATATAGACTTGATATTATTTATCATGTTAATTTTTAAATCATGCTGGCTTCTGATCTTATTTAGATAAATGTTACCATCAATCCTTTCATATAGTTTACGTTCAAGATTCCGTACCTATTCGTTAACTTTAATAATCAATCCTGTCTTACTAGTACAGAATGGTCTAGAATATTTTTTAAGTTTATTGATGTTTAATTGAAGATTAAATTCATTTAGCTTCACGTTAATGGTTTTAGTGATAAGTTCAGCATTTTCTTCATTGTTGCAAAACACTATAAAATCATCTACATACCTTAATATCACATAATCCTTGTGATTTATCCACCCGTATTCATCAAGAAGACTTGACTCAATATTGCAATCGATACGCTGAAATATTAACTCTGCAAAAACCCTACTAAATTCTGAACCTATAGGTATACCATTTGTTTCATTATTATTACTACGTTGCATCAACGTATCTAGTTCTTGACCAAATTGATTACTATATTTCACATGTTTTTTGATATAAGACTTATTTTTCAAAGCCCATGAAATAGAATGAGTATATATACTATCAAAACAATGTGATACATCTAACATCCACATTGTTGAGAATCTTTTTTCAAGCTCAAAAAACATTTTACTTTGAAATAACTTATATATCCTATTAAATCCGCCATAAGAAAAATAAGAGGATGAATACTTTCTCATTAATTCATCTCCTGTAGTCTCAATATCCTCTCCTTTATATTTTTCTGAGGCATTATTTTCATATAAGAAGAATGAATTTGCGACCTTTCGAGGATATCTTATAGAATAATTACTTTTTGACGAATTTAATGTTATAACAGTTGAGTAATTTTTATAAAACTCACAATAATTAATCTGAGACCTCGGGTGAATCAAAGAAAGATATCTTAAACTAAAAGCATCCTTGACAATGCAATAGCCAAACGGAGTACTTTGTTTTTTCTTTTCCTTTTCTCTAAACTCTATGTTTAGAGACAAATCCAAAGCAGGGTTAATAATTTTCTTTACGAACGAAGAAAGAGGAGTGAAAAGCGAAACCTCCTTATAATGACTTTCAAACTTGGTCAGATTCAAATATAACCCATCATTTGAAAAGATGATGGGACAGTCACCTGGCTGTGTATCACATAGTAAAGCCCTTAGATAATCTTTCTTATCAAGTTTTACATTCTTCTTTATAGCCATATTTTTGTGATCTCAGTGTAACGTTTGAAACTATACTTCCTATAAACTCTATCAACAAAACCTTTTCTAAAACTATTGCGTAATAACTCCTTTCTTTGATTTACATTGAAAGAATGTTTCGCAATACTATGTAAACGCCCATTATTTGATTTAACACAATATAATAAAAAATCATCTAGTTGCTTTAAGGTTATAGAGTTCACATCTAATCTTGCATTACTATAATAAATTCCGCTACTAATCTTACTTTTCTCTAACGAACTTAACGATCTGATCTTTCTATTTAAATCCCTATTACTTGTTAAAAAAGAAATCCTATCTAATAATAATTTAAAATCACCAGTGGTATAGTAGGAGTAGAAAGCTCTTGCTATTCTAGTTTTGATTTTTTTTATGCGACTATGAGATAAATCTACAGTTACTTTTCTATATACACTAAAAGTAGCATTATTGTTATTTAAAGGCGAATCTATTATAGAAAAAGAATAACCTAAAAAATCGAACTTATGGAGTAGTTTATCTTGGCCTTCCCTTCCCTTGCTTCTCTTGCGGATAAGTGAGGATATCTTCAACTTATTTTTATTTAAACTTAATCCTTCGGGTAACAATTTTTGTATTTGTTTCATAAAAGACGATGGGCATTCATCTCCACTTGAAATAATCACCATATCATCTACAAAGCGAGAATAATAAAATACATCAGAATGTCGATGAATACTACTATCAAATGTTGCCAAGTATAGCTCAGATAACATAGGACTAATCTCCAGTCCTCTTGGTAAACCTTTTGATGAATGGATTCTTTCACAAGCTTTAAGATACCATTCTATCAAATTTTTTGTATGTCTGGACAAACGTTGTTCATCTTGCAAATATTGAAAGAGCTGAAGCAAATCGATAGATTCAAAAAAAGATTTTATATCTAAACGGTACACTCGGAATTGTGTACCTTCTTTGAGATAAATCTTTAGCTCATCAATTATTTTATTTCTTTGCTTAGGGAGAAGCGACTCCAGAGATTTTAAGTTTGCATTACAGTGTCTAAGTATTAGTTTTTCTTTTAAACAAGATGCGTTATAAACACAACGCCCATTGATGTTTATTTTCTTTACAGTTACTCCAGAGCGAAAATTTTCGCAGGCAATTAAAACAGCATCATTGATTAATGATTCTAATTTATCCACATTGTTTTTATTAAAATAAAAACTTTTCTCACTTTCACTCAAGTTACGTTTAAGTGCAAATGAAGTAAATGCCTGTCGGTTCATAAAATCCCTCACAGTACTATCCTTTATGCTTTTATAACTTTTTACATCGTTGTAAGCAATCGTATCTCCGCCACAGACTGATTTCAGTCAGAAATAAGAAAACAAACTTTCCTTTCCCCCTATGTCGTTAATGCTTTTTGGCCACCAACAACCTTTAGTCATACCGCTCAGAGTGATCAGATTCAGCTCAGGTGTCCACTCACGACACTAAGCGGACTATAGCTCATATACAACTTGTACTACAACAGTAGTAGCTCTCTTCTGAGTAAGCAGAACTGATTATTAAAATAATACATCATTTTCACCCAACCTGAATTACTCTTTCACCTCGCTCTCTTTTTATCTGCGCGCTTCTTCCATCTCACGCATTCTCACGTTATAGATTGATTGGTCTGGCATCTGTACACGAACGGAAATGAAACGACCACAAGGGATATCAATTGGGTCGCTGTCATTATAGCCGTCAATATCATTACGAGCGAATTTAGGTGCGTTAGAGTGAGTTCGATGATACGTTCTCACGAAGATAGAACCGTCCTCCATAACTTCAGAGTCTACCCATATCAACAACTGTTTATTAATATCGAGTAGAATTTCAACACTACCTCATCCTACATCTGAGTTAAAGCCGAGCACACCTTCAATAAGATATTCACCCTGTTCTACTCGAGTAACTGTAGCACCTTCTGATTCGTCGTTAGTGGTGAATGTGCCGTCGGGGTTGATGTCTGTGATTGGAGATGCTCTTTTGATAAAGCCGTTACTGTCTACCGTTGTATTATTTGAGCTCCACAAAGTTCGCCAAGGCGTTTCTGTATCAACAACGTTATTTGATAGACTAAATCTAATACGTCGTATCTGATGCAATAGCGGTCATACGATTATTAGCATCGCTGTATGAGTTCAGCTCAGTGAGATTAATGCTATAACTGGTGTTTTTTACGGTAAATGTAGCCGGCTGTGAAATGACTAATTCTGTATCGCTATTAACTCTATCCACCATGTAAATAGAATTAGCATTACCATTTTTAATTAAAATAATCGTACCTGAGCGAATAGCGGGATTATTAACTGTCCATTTAGTACCTGTGCCAGAGACAATAGCAGACCCTGACACTGTGCTAACAGTGCCTGTTGTGTATATCATGATTTATTTCCTAAATTTATTTTTTTATAGGTGAATTATCTTGGCAATATATTTTGTCAAACATATCAGGGCTAACCCAACCGCCTTGCCATAAACCTGCTTTACCGTATCCAAAATACATATTATTATCATTATTATAACGACTTAATTTAAAACTCTGATATTTTTCAATAGTCTGTATTTTAATTAAACCAACACACTCCACTGTCTGATAATTTATAGGTTTTCTATCAGCACAGCCTGAAATAAATACCGCAATAGATAATAAAATTATTTTTTTCATAATACCTTCTTAATATCGCTCACATCTATTATTAAGCAAGTAGATGGAAATCTAGATAAATCACGATTTGCACTGCCTGTGCCCCAAAGAACAGCTTCTTTATATCTTACTTGTAACGTATTTCCCACTCTTTTAATAAAAGTATCCATCCAAGCCCCTTCAAATCCATCCTCCCATATTCCTCCCATTCCGCCACCAAAAACGAAAGCTAAATCTTTTATATTTGGTAATTGATAATCAATATCTTCTTTCCATGATGCAATAAAATATCCTACTATTTTTAGCACCCCCCAATTAGAGTTATAAACAGTCTGTTTTGTACTACTATTTTTTATAACGACTCCATATTTTTCTTTAAAAATATTATTAGGAAAATCACCAAATTCAAATACATCAACACTACCCGAAGCGTCATTATAAGGTTGGGATATCTGGATATTTTTGTCACTTCCTTTTATGGCTCCCCCAATAACTTTAACAAAAACATTGTTAGGTGATACAGCAAATAACTTTGTAGATGAATGTGGGGTGTTCGGTAATTCAGTATAATATCCTTGATTTCCAGATACTATCCCACCTTTCATTACAACAGTCTGCTTTCTAATACAGTTCATAACCGTATTAAAACTATCTATTTGAACATGGCGATCCTTTCCTTTTATAATAATGCCATATTTACCCATCAATATACTCCATAATATAACCTAATGATGTCATCATATATATCGATTAAGCCATTTCTATAAACATTATCTAGTTCAAGAATAATTACCTCGTTATTAATATTTAAAGTAACATCTCCGGCTAAACCTCTCATAAAGGAAGTCCCAAACCAAGCAAATACTTCTCCATATTTATTTAGATCAGAATGGTCATAACTAAAGATTTTTTTAGTCATAAGTGGTATAGGAGTAATATCATGCCAACCAACAATTCGGCCGACTCTATCGGATGTATTTAATAAGTTAATTCCATATTTTTTAGACTTGATTACCATGCCATAATTATCGCTCATTTGTGATATCACCAATAATAACAACGTTATACCCAGTTTCGTCTTTTACATATAAATTTTGATTGGTTAATGTTGTTCCCCCATTACCACCATATATTTCTAATTTGTTATTTTTTACATCAAGAATAAAACCTGACTTTTCGGGAGAATAATTATTGGAAATAATAGCCTCTGATAACGCGAGTTTTCTGATCATAGCTTTATCAATTAATGCTTCTCTAATAAAAAATTGTCCGTTTTTAGCAGACATAAACAGTTCCATTCGGTTATTTTTGGGATTATAAAATGCAAAGTTATTGGCATTAAATCCAATATAAGAGTTTATTTTTTTATTTTTGATTTCGGCACTAACAATAAAACCAGCTGCATTATATCTAACTCCATTATGGACGATAGTAATATTTATTGAATGCCGAGCATATCCTCCTGATTGTGTAAATTGTGCATTCATCTTTTGATTGAGAATACCTGACTGCTGATTAATTTTAGCTTGGACTTGTTGTTGATAACTTGATTGAGCTTGTTTGATAGAAGAAATTGCCTCCTTTTGAGTAATAATATCAGCTTCTGTATTTTCTATCTGAGTTCGGATCTCATTAATCGTTTTCTCTGTCTGTTTACTGTATTTTTCAAACTTTTGAGATAAATTATATTCATTATAACCTACCCTTTTTATTGTATTTTCATTCCATTCAACTTTTTCATTAAGCTTCTGCCATGCTTGCGTTTCCTGTAATTCTTTATCTAAATTATCTAGTATTTCGCTAGTGTGGCTTTCTGGTTGCCCTATTCCTTCAACAAATTCTGAATACCCTACAGCGTTTATACTGCGAACATAAATATAATAGGTATGGCCTGCCTTTAGGTTACGTCCTTGTATAACCCACATAGAGCTAATACCTAAATACTCAGCACGATTTTCCACATCACGAATATCCGTGATCTGTTTTTCTGAAAACCAAAACTCATACTGTGCTCGTAAGCTATTTTGACCACCAGATCGCGGAATAATCCCTAAACTAAAATAGCCCGACTCAACCTCAATATAACTGGGTGGTAATGGTGGATTAATCGCAAATGAAGTTGTGGCCACCTCGCCTTTTTGTTTCCGATCATTTTGAGGCAAGACGGATAAAACATAATTCCCCTGAGGCAAACCACCAAAACGATACATCGTATCCGTGGTTGAGGCGGTGCCGACAATGCGATCACCGGTGGTGAGTTTTAATAAAAAATCTACCCCTCGACTGGAATAAGGTGTATTCCAACTGGCTTCTACTTGCCATTCACTTGTATCTGATTCGATATCTACAGAAAGATTTTCAACCGGTGGAATAAATCCACCCAGTGGCGTATCAGGTTTTGGCTCAAATTTAGTCCCTTTATCAACAACAGCCTCTTTTTCTGGCGCATGTTGCACTGCAATAACCGTAAAGCTGCCATCTCCGTTATCAGCCAAGCTGATGGCACGAAATAATCGCCGACGTAAAGACGGAAGTGTTAATGTCCAAATTCCGCCTTCTTGTAACCCTAACGGCAAAGTATCCAGCTTTATTTGATTAGATGCGGGATAGCTCGCCACTTCATAAGATTGCGGATCACCTTGAGCATTGATGAGTGTGACGCTTGATTTACCACTTTTGGGTGTGTCGATATTTCGATCTAAGGTTAATGTTTGAGAGGCATAATCAATATGTGTTAGACGTCCACCAATTTGATTATCCGCGTAATAATTATCAGCAATTTCGATAATATCACCCGGCATATGACGTAGCCCCTCACTACCAATATTAAATTCAACCGTTTGAGTTTCTAATTTCTCAGTAGTTAACAACCAAAGACCATGACGATGAGCCTGACCTCTGCTAGTACAACCAAATGCATCGACGCGCATCACATTGCGTCCAAAGCGCGCTATGCTAGCATCATCTTCAACTAGCTCAACACTGGTTTTCCAACCATTGTTTGGATCAATAAAACGAACTTCGACGGCAGTGTGACGCGATTTTAATGCGCTAAAGCTGTATTGGAAGTTGCCATCAATTACGTTGGCATTAGTATAAGGCCATACTACATCAGACGGTCTGTCTTGAATAAAGGTTAATGTTCGTCCGTTCCAGACTGGCATAATGCGCATCATGGCACACATATCTGCCATCACATCATAGGCTTTACGCATATCCGTAATGTAAGCATTACAGGTTATACGTGGCTCTTTTCCTCCAAAACCATCATCAACCTGTTCGTCACAATAACGTCCTATCGCATATAAGGCGAATTTATCAACCTCACTAATATTGAGGCGTTTCCCCATGCCATAACGAGGATGAGTTAACAAATCCCATAATACCCATGCTGGATTATTAGTAAATGCCGGTTTAAATGTACCGTCCCAAATCCCAGAATAAATTCGTTTATCTGGATCATAATTACTCGGCACCTGAATAATACACCCTTTAATTAAATAATTACGGCGCGGAAATTTATTGCCAAACTGCTCACTATCAAACATTAATCCTGCAACAGCAGAACCCGGATAGGTTTGTGAAATATCCACTAACTCAGAATAACTCGACCAAACGGTATTATTTTGAATTTTGTCAGAAGTGCTGTCTTGAGTAATACGGATCATACGCACACTGAACGGAGCTGGGGGCAAATCATCCAAAATAACCGCGATCAAGTACGGAGAGTTAGAGCGTTTACCCTTAATCGTGACTTTTTTCTCTGTTATCCATACCCCATTGCGCTGGATTTGGATCTGTAATTGAACAGATGTAGGTACGCGATCACCATTATCTTTAGTTTCAACCAGTGCTTGCGTACCAAAGGTTAGGCGTAAACGATCAATATTGGGCGAGGTGATAGTGCGAGTGACAGGGGAATTATATTTAACCTCAATCCCCACCGGCACTTCATTCGCAGACGCGGTAAAGCCACTCATTGCCGGTTGCTCTAAGGTACCCGCCCGCCATTGTGCATACATTCCATTAATGGTGCTATTGCCAGATCCATCTATCACCGGCGTATCATCTAAATAAATGCACCCTAAATCATCCATCGAGCCTTGAATATGAATAGGACCTTCAATCGGTCCCTCACTGATTAAATCAATTAATGACGCTTTTTGACGTGATGTTAAATCGTTTGGTGCCTCATACGGTGTTCTTTGACCGCCACCACCTTTACCCATGATATGAACTCCTCTTAACCACCGTGTTTGCCGGCATCGATATTTTCACCGTCACTGTCATCCATAATTTCAACAGATTGTGAAATGACGCGTGAACCACACATAATTTCGCCGTAGGCAATGGGCACCGGCATTCCTTGTGCAACGGCATTATCAAGATTGCTAAAATAAGTATTGCCTTTTTCTTCATCACCACGAGATAGATTGGGAGGTTTTGGAGAAGGGATCAGCATTTGAGCGACACCACCAATCATCATAGCTGCACCGCACGCCATCAAAGAGGTCGCTACTGTTGCGGAGATCCACGCTGGCCCCCACCATCCCAATGAAAATAAAGCAGCACCTGCAATAAATTGAAAAACACCGACATTTTTAGCCCCTGATAATTTCGGCACAATATGAACTACTGCATTATCAGGTAAGGTTTCATTGAATCTTTGGTTAATATCTTGTGGGGAAATATCAGTACCCGCAATGCGCACTTGATACCAACCCTCACGAATAGCTAAGCGTAATGCTGGAAGTTGAATAAAAAGCGCGTGAAGACCTTCAGAAGCAGTATTCACATTTAAATCAAAGCGACGTCCAAATCGTTGCAAATCCCCGTAAAGTCGGAAGGTTGCCAATCGCGGTAACGCCAAATTGAGTGCGTCATTCGTTGCCATCGTTCGTTATACTCCTCGCGTTTGCTAAGTTGGTTTGGAATGTGATGTAAAATCGTTTGATTGCCTAAATAAATCCCCGCGTGATTGGCACGAGAGCTGGCATAGCAACACAAAATAATATCGCCGGGTTGCACTTCTTTTTTTACCTGCCGAAAACCACTGCTTATCATATTGTCTAGGTACAGTTCTTTACCTTGGCGCCACCAATTATCATGTCGCTCAAAATCAGGCAGATCATGTCCTGCCAAATGATAAGCATCACGAAACAACCCATAACAGTCGGTTGAGCCATGAATAAAATGGCGACCTAATAGATGAGATACTGGCTGATAACAATGAATTTTTTCATCACAAACCACCCACCACGGCAATGCACTGTTCACCTGCAGTTGTCGATCTAAGGTGCTGAGATAAGGTTGACCATCAGGGTGACTGTGTACAACGGCTATCACCTCGCCCTGCTGTTCGGCTCGAATAAAATCATCAAAAGAAATCGTGAAATAGTTTTTCGGATCAGCGTGCTGATTAACACAAGGTAAATACTGTTCACCCTGTGCGGTACTTACCAATAAGCCACATGCCTCCGATGGCGCTTGCTCTCTCGCATGCGCCAAAATTGCTTGCTCTATCATAAGAAACACCTTAGGAGGGAGTTAATTATTACCAATACGGGAAGTGGAGATAAACGCGCCTATACGTGATTCGTTTTTTCGTAACTTACAGTCACTAAGACGTTTGCCACATTTGTCTTTTAGTGGATCAGTGGTTGGCTTTCCCCATTCGTCAGCAACAGGGGGGCCTTTGTAACCACACTCTTCTGAGCGATAACAAAAATTACAGATATCAGACAAAATAGCACGCCCAGGCAGCATTAATCCGTCAGTCTCACTCGGTGTGGCTAACATAAAGGTAGCTGTTACTGAATTTAAACTGGTCATCTGCTCAATGATCCAACGTGTCACAATTTCTTGTGATGGGTCGGCATTAGGATTGCCTTGAGGAAAATTTACTGCATCTAAAAATTGAGTGCTGACAATGCGTCGTACCACCAGCCCACCGATTGCACTATCTAATTGACTGGCAATCCCTGTAATCAATCCAAATAAATTCGACAATGTAATAGTGGGTCGCCCTGAGGGGCCTTTGCCATTAAAAGAAAAGCCGTCACCTTTCACGGGATAAGGCTCATAGGTATTTCCTTGCCAGATTAACGGCTCTTTACGCTGATTGAGTCCATCAAAAAAGCGGTACCGAATACCGCCTATTTTGGTTAAATCAAATTCATAAAGTTCAAGCAAAGCATCATCAGAGGAGAGTTCGGTAATACTAATTCGCATTTCAGGAGGAATATGTTGCATATTAGCTCCAATAAAAAACCCGCCGAAGCGGGTTATAATTGACTGATTGAGACTACTTATTTAATTCATGAATAAAATGTTTTAATTTTCTCTTAAATGATTCATGAACTTCTTCTGGGATAGCTTCCATCATTTTATTAATATCACTTTCAGATAAACATAATAGTTCTTTATTGTTATTATATTTCTCAGAGAGAAATGAAACGAATTTCTTAACCCCATCCTCATCTATCATGTAGTTATCTTTTAATTTGATAACAATCTCTGAAGGAGTGACTGTGGTAATGTTTTTTTCATCCTTCTTTTTACTCGATAAATCACTACCACAATGTTTACATTTTATAGCTTCTGGGCGTATATCTTCAGCACAGTATGGACATCTTACATATAATACACTTGTAGAATTAGTTGTGTCGTGAGGCTGTTGCTTTCGACCACTAAACACCACCATCATTAATCCACAAAAAATCATAAAACAGCTAATTAAAATGTAGTTTTGCTTATCTGACATTAAACCAATGTTATTTACGCGTGAACCATAGCCAGTGGGAACACTGACATCCATATTGAAAGAAGCAAACGCTGCTATAATGCCGACAATCAATAAAATTCTTCCGAAACCTTTCATTATCTACCCTAATATTAGATTAATTTACCTTATATTAGCTTGCGCTGGACTTAAAATGAAGTAAACGAAAATCTCCCTAAGAGATTTGCACTAATTAAAATACGATTTGCTCAAACTCAGCCGTTATTTCAGTTCTAATCATCCCAACTGAAGACGACCATTTTCGACATATTACCTTAATTAAGCCTGATTGGTGAGGCGGCTTCCATAAAAATGCAGTAACGCCAGCATGTTTTTCTAAAAATGATTCAATTTGTAGGCTTTCACTATTTATATAGATAAGCGTTACATTGTATTTTTTTAGATTATTATTAATACCATCAGGGCGACGCTGTTCATAGCCGTCGCTAAATTTCACTGATTTTACCCGAGGCTCAAACTCCTTTTTCATATCGGGTTTGACTTTCCATTTAAATGTTTCCATCTACATAGCTCCACCATCCCGGCGTTGGCTCATGATATAGTCCTGAGCACCTCGCTTACTAATTTCATAAACTTTTTTCAATGCTTCAGGCCCTATTTGCCCATTGCTACCATCATTTTGTATAGTAATGTGATAATGCTGGGTAACACCTCCTCCCTGATTGGGCATTTTCGCAATAACGCCCAGCTTCCCATCAGCACCACGGCGCAAAGGGAAAATGCCTTCTGGCCCAGCTTCTCCCATCAAGCCTGCACCTTTTGCAAAAGCAAACATGGTAGGTTTATGAACGATCTGCCCGCTATAAGCACTTAGGCTGGTTGAGTTGTAAACACCACCGTTAGCATTCGCGACTGGGGCGCCAAAACCAAAGCCCATCGCCTCTATTCCTTTAACTAATGACATTTTAATAAAGATATCCGTCAGCATTTTGAGGATCGATTTTGTAAAGTCTTTGAAGTTGGCTTCACCATCAACCAGTACATTAGTTAATTGGCTACTAAATCCATTAAGCACCATAGAGGTAGCATTTTGTACTTGAGTATTAACATCAAGAGCCGTATCTTTATAGTTACCCCAAGCTGTTTCAGCTCCTTTTAGCCAATTGGCTCGTTTTTGATCTTCAACTTCCCATGTTTTCTGTTGCTCAGCTAACATATTATTTAGCTGTGGGTTCTCTTTTTGTCCCGCAAGAAGTTGAGCGCGTTCTAAGTAACGTTGTTGCTCTCTTGCTGACTTGCCCATACTTTCTTCAATCGCTTTACGTTTTTCCGATTGTTGAACAATGTATTTATCAGCCTGATCTTGCATCTTATTTAAGCGCTCTTGTAAGGCGACTTCATCACCCACTAACGCAAGTTTTTCCTTTTGAGCAAGAATATTTTCTTTATTTGATAATAAAGATTTTTCGGCGTTAGTTAATCGGCGTGTCAATTGCGCTTGTTCTAAAATTGCAAATTGTGCCTGCTCTTTTTGAAAATCCTTGCGTTGTTGGCTAATAACATCATTAGCACTTTGATGCTTTTTAAGCATTTCTAACTGGGCTTGCAATGCAAGTAAATCACGAGAAGCTTTTTCTTCTTCTCGATTACCTGTGGGTACCACATATCCTTTACCTTTCCCAGTCCCCGGCATCTGGCGATCTCTTAAACGAAAATTAATCATCGCTTTTGCTTCTTCGTACTGTTTTTGAGTTAGGCTATGCTTATCCTGTTCTAATTCTGCTAGTTTTTGTAACCTCTGAGTCTCCCAACTGAAATAGCTTTTCCATTTTTCTTGGTTTCTAATCTGATTAACCTTGAATTGTTCACTATCTTTAACCGCTTGAGCCTGTGCATTTTTAAGATCTTGTTCGTATTTCTTATTTTCCAGCTCTTTAATTACTTTTTGTAATTCTCTCCCTTCATAGCTATTTTCCATTCCGTGAAGTTGCAGTTGATATAGTTGTTCTTTATAAGTGGTTAGTTTCTCTGTAACCCCTTTATCTCTTCCTATATCAAGCATTGCGTCCCAAGCTTTTTTTGCCTCCCGTTGAATATTAATCCATGCTGATTCAAGAAAACCTAGGCTATCAGATATATCATTAGCACCGTCATTAATAGATTGTGCATAAGCATCAATCGCCAGCTTAGCTGCTTCGGTTTTATTACCTTGCAATTCGAGTGTTCGAATTTGTTCTAATTGGGATGCAGTGAGGTGATGATTCGCTTTTTCTAATTCAAGCGACATTTGAAGCGGTTCATCTTGCAGACGTTTAAACTGATCAATAGTGGTATCAATCGCCTGGCCTGTGATGTAATTCATCTGTGCGGCCGCTTTTGAAACACGAGAAATCTCATTATTCGAAAATACGCCAGTACCGACGACACTTGAAATGGATAATGCCATTTCACCACGCGTAATCCCGCCACCCGCTAGGGTTCGCGCCATTTCGTTTAATTGGCTCGCTGATTTATTGGCGTAGTTACCGGTTAAAATCAGTTGTTTATTAAACTGAGAAAATTCTCTTTCTGCATCATAGGCTAGCTTTGCAACGCCTGTTAAACCTGCCGTAATTCCTCCCCAGATACCACCACGAACCAGTGAGCCCATATTAAATGAGTTGGCAATACCCTGAAGACGACCAGCTAATGACTTGCTATTTTTATCAAACTCTTTGGTTTCTTTGCTCGATTCAGATAATCGACGAATATAAATTTCTGCTGAAGAACTGACACCAAGTTGAGAGGCTTGATAACGCAACATCTGTTCACGACTTAAGTTTTGAGTAGCAACTTGCTCTTTTAGTCGCTGAATAAATCGCGTTTTTTGTTGCGTTAGAGACTCTTCTTCCCGGCGCAACTTCATTGACTCTGAGGTAATGGCAGAAATCAGTGTCCGATAGTCTTGTTGATGGATAGTGCCCTTTTTTACCTCTTGATTAAGCTGAGCTTGAATGGCCCTTAATGCCGACGTTCCTCCAGAAAGTCCTTTAACTGCTTCAATCTGCTTAAAATATTTTTCAGTGTTTGCATCTTGTTGATCTTGTATCGCCTTTATTCTTGATTTAGTGACATTCTGAATTTCAGCGAATTGCTCACCTGTAATTTTTAGCTTGTCATAAGCTTTTGTTGATTTATTTAAAACCTCTGTGAGTTGTTCAAGTGCATCTCTCGTTTGCCCAACACTTTGAGCTTGCTCTAAAAAAGCATCAGCTTGTTTGCGTGATTCAATAGCTGCACGCGCTTCTTCCTGTGCGATCCGCTGATAATAATCCGCTCGTTGTTGCTGAGAAATTTCTTGTTGATTGTTAAGTTCCTGAAGAGACTGCGCTGTACTCTCTGCAGAACTACGAGCAGATTGCGCTTGCTGTTCAACCAGTTGTGCCATGCGTCGTTGACTGGCTTCGGCTTTTTCTGCTGTTTCCTGCAGTTGACGTTCAACTCGCCCCATTTGCTCTTTAAAATCGGCTGTTTCAGCCCCTAAATTAATCGTTAGATCCGCTATTTGTTGGCTCATATCGTATTCCGCCCGCTATCCCTTCACTTACCGCCATCATGATTTCATCGTCCATATCAACAGCAGGTTTACGTAACAACACACTAAAATCCTCTGGTGATAAGTCTTTACCACCACCAAAAACACTGGCAACCGTGAAATTAAGACCAGAAAAAGCATGATCGATAAATTGAATGGTGAAGGGAGTTTCATTAAAGAAGTGTAACCAATCAGCGAGCTCGGTCGCTGTCATCTCACTGAGCATTCTGCGCCAATCAGCACGTTTAAATTCATGTGATAGGCGCAGAATAAATTGATGTTCACGGGCAACTACTTTTCCAGTGGCTCTGCCTGAACATCACCTTGATGGTTTTCGCTTTCCGTGTTTTCAGTTTGAGCCATCCCGCTAATGACCAGGACTTCTTTTGCTGCTTTGCCAAGCGCCTCTGGTGGCCACTGCGAAAGCACTTCATGATAAACCTGCTCAATATCACGCGTTTCACCGTGTGCTAATGATCGAGACACTAACCAGGCATTCGATTCTGTGTTTGCACGAATAATGAGTGCTGTTTTTTTTATGCCTTCAGCCTTTTCAGCATCTTCGTTTTTTTGAGATTGTTCGACCAAAAAATCAAAGTATTCAATACGCTGTAATGCTGATAACTCAAACAACTCAATAGTGTTATCACTATAAGTAAATTCTTTTTTCTTTAAAAACATATTATTACCTTTTATTCATTGTCTTTTTTAATAACGGGCGCACTTTTTCCTTGCTCTGACGCTGATTTTATTTCTTCTGCAAGCGCAGGACGGCCACTGTTGGTGATCTTAATAGTACGGGTGATCACTTCTTTCGCAGGTACCGTTTTTCCAAGCGAACTAACCCAACCTCGATAAATATCGACGGCCCCATTGGGATAACGAATGCGGTAGTGACGAACATCCCCTAGTTGGAACCAATCAACCAGATCTTTTTGACCTTGTTCACCCGGTTTCCATGCCAGCGTGATGTTGGCCTCACCCGCTGATTTTTCCCCCTGAGCAGTGGCTTTCCAGTCCGCATCTTCGTCATCAAGATAGGTATCGTCATAACTGTCTGCGGTAATTTCACCCGGCTGTAGCTCTTTAATTTTCGCCAGTCGTGTCCAATCCGTATCAGTAAACGGATCTTTTAATGGGTCTTCGGTACCGCTATAAATCCAAAGCGTGGTACCAGCACCCTTTACGGGTGCCAATGGGTTTGGTGTAGGCATAATGATCCCTTTTACATTGAATAATTAATTTGATAATGGAGATCGACCGACCCCCACAACCCCATTTCTTCATCACGATGGTAGTCGTAGCCGTTAGGGGTCATATTCTCGATAAGCTCGGACAGTGCGGGAATGGAGGTCAGCGCAGGATAAATCACGGCTTCAACCCATTTATCTAACTCAGCATCAGGGTTATTCGCACTGAGAAAAACTTCTATGTGAACAATTGCTTGCCAACTATCTTCATCGAGATTTTCACCTGTTGAAATAGCATCGGTGATGTACACCGCAATGGCTGGAAAGTCGTTTTCATCCACAAAAAAAGGGCGACCATCAAAGACTGTCACCCCATTGGCATGAGGCTCAATCGCCTCTTTAATTGCATGTCGGATCTGTGTATGTTTGATCACCAAACCCTCCCTTTTATATAAAGCCGTAACTGTTGCTTTAAGGCCGACGCCATTTCTTTGGGCATATCAGATTGAAGCAATTTCTCTGACTCTTCGGTGTAAGCTGTTGTTAGCGGTGTGACGAACGGAATTTTCACCACCTCGATGGGATAACGGCTTTGACCAACTCGCTGAAGAATATGCCAACGGCCATTATCAAGCTGTTGAATAAAAGCATGAGGAAAAGAAAATCTCCCCACCTTCAAAACACTTCCAGCGCCTTTCTGATTACCTCGTTTTCTTGATAGCTGAACGCGCGCATTACCTAGGGCAATGGCCGGCAAATTACCCCGATTTATCACTAATCGAGCGCGAGGCGTTTTATAACGGCTACTCGCTCGATTAAGTCGAACACGTTGACGGATCAGGCGTTGAGGTACTTTGGTTTCGGCTGAAACCCGTTTAACACTATGGCTAATGACACGGCGAGCAACACGGTTAATCGCCATTGCGGTTGCTTTCGGGACCATTTCATCATTAATGCTATTCAGGTTTTTAATGGCTTGCGCTAACCCTTTCATATCACCCACCTATTTGATCCAAATATGTGGTTTCCCATTAAACTTTTGGTGTCGAGTGACTTGATAGGCTTCCCCCTCAATTTCTACGGCGTCACTGCGCTTAGGGTGATATGTTGAAGAAAAAACAACATAGCTCACCCCGTCACCACTCATCGGTCCCAATTCAGGGATAAAGTGAGATTCGAGTGCTTGATAAAAAACACCATTTATACGGATGGGAACCCCCATCCGTTCTTCGGTCACGTTATCCATTCTTTTTATTAAGTGTTCAAATGGATTCATCTATGTTGCCTTAACCTTGAGGGGTACCCGCTGATGGCACAAAGACATTGAGTTTAATCGTGACATGTTCACTCGATGCATCCGCATCATCCCAAACCACACCAGCAGGTGTGCCACCTGTATCCACCACGATATTGTCTTTAACAGAGGCCACTCCCCCCGCTTTTAAGGCAATTCCCGTTTTCTTGTTCAGTAAGAAAACACCTTCTGCAAAACCATCACCGGTTTCGTTAGGTTGAATATCCGTGATCGCAACACAAGCAACCGCACCAACGTGTACCAATTGACCACTTTTAATGATCTCTTTTGTGTTGTTGGCAATTGCAATTGTGCCACCCTGTTGTACATAATTTTTAGCCATAAAAACTCCTTCCGATGCCGAAGCACCGGATTTTAGATATAAAAAAAGCCCATCAGGGCATCAGGATAAAACGAAGAAAAAAGACGTCTTACTTACCCGTCACTTTCAGTAGACCGCGATAATCAACTGGTGCTACCCCCGCATCAATACGCACTTTTGTCGTGACACCATCAGAAGTGAAACCATCAAGCTGATCAATATACGGTAAATCAATCCCGTTTAAGTACGCTACCTCAATGGTGTCGCTACCTTGACGTGAAACCATATACCAATCTTTCTCGCTCGCATCATCTAAACGAGGTTCAGCGATAATTTCCGCTAAATCACGCACTGGATTAATGATATTGGCATTAACATCTGCGCCTTTCACACTACCCGATTTAACCACTTGGATAGCTTGTGTTTCCAGTGTGGTCGGTACCAACATAAATGCCGGACGAATATTGAGTGTACGTTCACCTTCTTTTTGTTGACGCATAGCAGTACGACCCGCACTGATGGTTTCTACATCCATCCCGCCCGTGAGCATGTTTTTATGATCGGTACTAAATAGTGCTTTTTTATCGCTCATTTTTTCATTGTCGATAAGTACCGCATACACCAAATCACCGATGGTGGCTTTCGCTGCTTCACCTAATTTCTTTGGTACATCCGTCAACATATTCATGTCATCATTGATAATAGCTTGACGGCTAATACTGAATAATTCACCGTAAGTTGCCAGCGCGATGGTTTCGCCTTTATCGTTCAACGTAACGTATTTATACTCAGCACCTTCACGCACTTGACGTAAGGAAGGGAATGCCCCTAATCCCACACGATGTGCAGTTTTAAAGTCACTGAGTTGTCCTTTTTTCGTCCATTTCTCAAAGGTTTCGTCATTTTCTTCCCAACCAAGCAAAATCGCTTTATTCGCGACATCCAGCAGGATATTACCGAAATCAGAGGTGCTGTGCGTAAAGGCCATACCAATCATTTGTATCGGATTATACGTAGCCACGCCAACACCACGCTCCGTCAGTGATGCGCGTGCTAACTCACGCAGTGTCATGCTGTTATAGGCGTTATCTTTTTCATAATCCTGATAACCCGCACGCGCCATCACAGAGGCGCGCACACTGTCACCGACGATATTGCCGTTTCCTGCGTAAATATGCGCATTATCTTTATTGGATGGCTCAGGATTTTGTTGCTGTGCAATCGTATTGAGCAATTGCTCACGCGCTTTTTCAACAGAACAGTTCGCATCTGCTAAACACGTGATCATTAGCTCATTATGACGACCACTGAACATGGCAAATAAATCTTTAATGCCATTTAAGCGTGTTTGCTCATCCGCATAGGTGGCACTAGGCTGTGGCTCTGGTGAAGAATTTGGTTGAGGCTGTTGCGTAGGTTTAGTAGTGTTTTTGGGGGTAATTTGATTTTTAATTGCACTTGGCATAGATGAAAATTCCTCAATTCGTTTAGATGTAAGACTTGCCATTGCTTTTACTGGCTCAATCACTTTATCGGCGAAACCTTGTTCAACACACTCGTCACCATCAAGCCATGTTTCCTGCTCTAACATGGCGGTAATTTCTTCGGTTGTTTTCCCTGTTTTCGCCACATAAGCAGGGATTAATACGTTTTCTAACTTGTCGAGTAAGTCAGCATATTCACGCATATCATTTGCATCTCCCCATGAGACACCCCACGGTTTGTGGATCATCATCATGGCATTTTTCGGCATAATGACCGTATCCCCGACCATCGCAATAACTGAGGCCATTGAGGCGGCCAAACCATCGATATAAACCGTAATTGTTGCAGAGTGGTTTTTAAGTTGGTTATAAATGGCGATACCATCAAACACTTCACCACCGGGGGAGTGAATATGCAGATTGATATGACTGAGATTACCCAGCGAGATTAAATCTTCCGTAAAGCGTCTTGCGCTAATTCCCCACCCACCGATTTCATCATAAATATAGATATCCGCCGTTTGGTCTTCTTTAGCCTGCATGCGAAACCAGCTTTTTTGATTTACTGGCCCCGACATTTTAGGCATCATCATCGATTTCTTGTTGTTTAGCATCTTGTGCCCCTTTGTCATTAGCAGGATCAGTATCAAATACCAGTCCTAATCGTTTATTTTCGTCAATTTCGGTTTTACGACGACGTTTCACATCCGCAGGGTTGCCCCCTTTGGCGCGTATCCAGTCACTTTCTGTTGACGCACCACCACGTAACAAGGTTTTCCAAGCCTCAGACTCTTTCTTCGGATCAATCCATAGCATTACAGGGCCACTGTAAACCGCATTAAACAAGGATTTAGGGTCAACATCAGGTGGAACGGTTACCACACCACTGGCTATCGCCATTTTTAACCAATTGCGATACATCGGACGTGTGATGCCTGCCACAAAGGTATCTTGGAAAATGTTATAACCTTCAAATGACTCCACCAGCTCTTGTCGCTGAGCGCTATACGTACCGTTATAGTCACGGGCGATACTGGAATAACTCCCCCGACTGCCTGCAGAAACCGCACGTAATTGTCCATTGCGAAACGATTGTAGGTTGGGGTTGGGTCGGTCTGATTTGATCATGCCGACTTCTTCACCCGGTTTTAAACCGTCGTAAATCATGCCCGGCTGAATATCAATATTACGTTGCTCATCTTCGTCATAGTCACCCTCAGGGAAAGAGCCGGCATCGCCTTTTTTGATGTACATGCCTAATGAAGCTGCAATACGTGCGGAGGTTAATTCCGCATCTTCGTAATCTTTTAACGCACTTAAACGCATTAAGATCCCCGAAAACAAACTGACACCTCGCGCTTGATGGAGCCGACGAGTGAATTTCAGGTGCAACATATTTTCGGCATCAATGGTTTTGATATCCCCTAAATTGGCACTAAATTGAGGGAGATTTTTATATACCTGATACCCTGTGGGTCGCCCCCACTCATTGAATTTAATGCCTTGAATAATCTTACTTTCTGGCATATTCATGTGGATCGGCACAAAGTCAGGCTCTAAGGCTTCGAGCCAAAAATAGATATTGGCTTGAGCCTCTAATCCTTTCGCTTTACCTTTGACCAGTTGAGCAAACACTTCGCCATCACGTAACCACGTTCTGACCAGTAAACGCTCTAATACAGGGCGACTAAATTGTCCGGTTACTTCGGGCAATACGGACCACTCCGCCCAGGCTTGACGAATTTGTGAGGCTAAATCTTCATGAATTTGCCCTGCACCATCGAGAGGCTGAGGCTCAACAATAATGCCTTTTGCCCCGACAATGCGCTCTTCCATCTTATCGAGAATACCGATAGAGATATCATGATTGTTATCTAGCCATCGCGCTTGCTCGCGTAAGGAAGTACCACCAAATTGCGTCAATTGGTTTGCATTACGATTTTCACGTTTAGCGGGATGAGTACGAGTGGGTAAAACGGCTTCATAAGCTTTAATTTGTAAGCGAGAGCGGAGACGCGAGGCTTGCCAGTTTGGGGCAAAATAACCAATGGCGCTGTCTAATAATGTCATCTAAACCTCGCTAGTTTATACATTGGATTGCCTCGTTTTCTCGATATCAATGCCGACAAACGAGATTCCCAACGCTCACGACCTTTTATGATCTCGTTGAGATTTTCCATTGTCATGGCTTGTCCATTAAAAGTGATGGATTTGCCTTTTAATACCGCCTCTTCCGCTAAACGGTATTGCTCAATCATGTGTTCAATTTCTTCTTTCGTCATATCCAGCCTCCGCTGTTTGATACCGGTGCCCATGCTGATACCGCAGGCGTTTCCTGTTTTGGGGTTTCGGGTGAGGGTTTTATTTCAGGCGCTGTGGCGATATCGGTAATTGGCGAGGAGGAGGAAAGTGTCACATCAGGTAACCTTGCCCATTTAGGCGGTTTTTCCCAATTGATCCCTTCGTACCCCTTTAATATCACCAAGGCATGGGCGTAAACCATTAGGTCAAATGCCTCATTAGCGCCTCGACCCGGTTTTTCCCAATGCCCTTTTTCATCACGCTCTTCATACGTCAATTCGTCATAGAACGATTCATCCAACCAATCAGGGAAATGGATATAGTTAGGCCCTACGGTATCGCGCGATAACGCAGAACTGATCCGGTCCTTAAGTTGGTCAGTTTGCAGTAAATAAAGAGGCACATCCCCTTTGGCTTGGGCGCGCCGTTCAGAACGACTGGTGTTATCGGGGAATGACTTGGTGATTAACTTACTGCGTTTATGCCCGTCACCCTTAAAGAGATAGACTTTACGATGCAGTCCCTCTTTTCGACAGCGACGCCAAAATTTATAGGCATTATCAGTAACGCCATCTTCACCACCGGAGTCTACCCCCAACATCATGATCCCCATCTCATGGTGAGGATAGTGCTGTAATGGGTAGGTTTTCTCTAATACATCGGTGATTAATACTTGCCAGTCCTCAGGGTAAGAGCCCGGATCAATTCGACGGCATTCACCGTTATTGTCATAACGTAGGGATTGAGTGATTTCAAAGCGGTCAATCACCCAGCGTTCGCCTTTTTCACCGTAACCGACCACTTGCACCACAAAGCGACGTTTTTTACCACCTTGCACGTCAACTGTGGCAACCAAGAACCGTACGCCTTCTGGTACCACTGATCCTTCCCAACTTTCCGTACGATTAATCAGTTCATCACTCCGGCGCTGTTCTTGTGCTATACGGGGTAAATAAGGTAAACCCCAGTCTGTATTGGTGACCGCTTTTAGGGTTTCTTCACTGCCGGTTAATTCGTATTCTTGTTCTGCAGTTAGTAACTTATAAACTAACTGAGACAACGTTTGATAAGCTGCAGCAGGGCCTTCCATCCAAAAAGAGGCAATACGCGAACGGCGTCCAGTACCTGATATCCTTCCTTGCTTATCAATGGACTGTCCTTCAATCAACCACACCCCTTTATTATTGAGCTCCCGTTTTTGATGGGGTTCGATACGACCTAAACAGTGCTGACACTCCACATACGCAGATTCACTTGCTTCTACGGGATCTGGCTTGTCACGATATCCTTTTACCGCATCATAAATAGGCTGAAAATATTCGTGGCAGTGAGGACATTGCCAGTACCAGCGACGGCGATCACCCCGATTATAAAGTGATAAAATACCCGTTGTGGGCGGAGCCTCGTGAGGAGACAAACGACGCCATTTAGTATCAGTAATATCACGCCCCGGAGAGCTTTCCACCAGCGTCATACCCGCAGACATAAAGGTGGTTGTCCGTTTTGAGGCTAAAGAAAAGCCATCTCCTTCACCGTCGATATCTTCAGGGAAACGGTCATAATCGGTGAGTGCCACACACTTAAAGTCAGATGAGGACATCACATTAATCGATGGCCACCCCATTTTTAAAAAACTGCCCGACAAAAAGTATTTATCAAATACGTTATTGTCATTACGACGAGGACTGAGTTGTTTACTGACTTCAGGACTGCAACGAAAGGTGCGAGAAAGCCGTTTTTTACTGTGCTCTTGTGCTTTATCTTGCGTCATTTGCACCAGCAACATATCAGAAGGATCGCACACAATATTGTAAATCACCCAGCCATCAATTAACCCGACCGTCTTTCCTGTTCTTGCAGGACCCACAAATATCACGGCATCATAGAGCCGTGACGATAAACAATTCATAGGTTCAACAATGTAAGGAGATACTGCCGGATCCCAAGGAACCGAGTTACCCGTTCCCACAGGTACGCGCATATATTTTGCCACAGCATCCGCAACTGGCATTCGCCTCGGTGCTTTAATGAGTTGAGCCACATTTTTTCTTAATGTGGTTGCTGACACTGTTGCTGTCATAACTCATCCTCATCGCTCTCTTCATCATCCGAATTATCACTTAAAACTTGATGTGCTATCTGGTCGCGGAGATCATCAATAATACCTTGTACGCGAGATACAGCTGTCGGTGTTAACGCGCAATCACGTTCTAATATGTCAGGTAGCGTTTCTAACACTTGCACCATCACTTTAGCCAGTGCTGAATATTCTCGTGCAACGTCTGAGGCCGGCAATAGCTCGCCCACTTCTTGTTCAAACTTCAAACGCTCCCGCTCAGACTGATACCACGCCTTCCGATCTTGAGGTAGCATTTCCTGATTTTCGACAGGGGCTGGCGCCTTCATCATTTCAGATAAAATATCAGTGAGTGCGTAGAGTTTTAGATTTGAACTATTGCCCGCAACAGGCTCTAAATGGTTAAGACGGGCGGAAGCAGTTTGTCGATGGACGCCAGAAAGTGCTGCTATCTGGCTGATATTGAGCTTTAAGTGTTTGAGTTCTTTGTCCATATTTCATTTGTTTTATTCCACTCCCGGAAGATAGATTTGAGCTTCATTAATAATTCGCTCTCTTGCCATTAGCAGTAATTGTTTTCTACCACCAACTCCCCAATTAGCCATTGTCCTTGCACAGTGACTGACGTTTTTAGTTTCCGCATTAATGACATGATCTAGCTTGTTCAATTTAGACATAACATCTAAACCTTTTCTCGTCGCATCTTTAAACGTGTTGTAGACAAGAATTTCAAACTCAGGCTTTAACCAAGCTGCATACCGAATAACAACTAACTCTAAAGCCCAAGTTCCCTGATTAAGTCCACCTTTAATTACTTTAACCGATGCACTTTTTGTTGCATCGCTTAAAGCTTGAACAAACCGCTTTACTTGACGACTTTTCAAAAATGCACCGGGTCTTTGTGATTCCGTTGCTTTACCATCCGCAACAGCGGCCGCATGCAGATCATTTAAGTTATATCTACCCTCACTATCAACACGGACAGATACACCATTAATACTGACTCTTGGATATTGCATAACGTATTTCCTACATTTGAAATGAACCCTCGTTCACATAGAAAATCAGCCCGTCGAAGCTCGCCAGCCATAACTGACTTCCTCGAAGGCTCATATCAAAGTGATTGGATCCGACGTTTTAGTGATTGCGCTGTGAATGCGCAGTGAAATGAGATGTAAAACAATAAAAGTGAGAGTTAAAAGCTTGAGTTAGTGATGAACGAAAACAAACAAATTCATCACTGTTATTTTTTTAACATATATTTATCAAATAATTACACTGGTGGTGACGACCGATAAAATTTGAAAAATGCGCCGTTTCCCGCGTGCGCGTCGCCCCGTGGAGAGGGTACCCCGCTGGGAGTACCTTTTGAATTAACTAATTGTTTTTTATTTAATCTTAATCATTTGAATTTTAAAACATTATAAAAACAAAACCAAAAAGGAACACCTTAGCGGTTGCAAAGTAAATAAACAAAGTATATATTTACAACCACACAGAAACACCCATAAGGTATACATCATGTCAAAAATGACATCAAAGTCTTATAAGTTACCAAAAGAACTTATTGATCAAATTATTGATTTAAGTGAAAGATTAAATGTCCCTCAGAATAAAATTATCGAAGATGCGATTGCTAATTATAGGTTACATTTAATTACTAATTATTCAAAACAAGATGTTAAATCTCCTTTTGAAATTGATATGGAGACAAAGCCCAATAATCCTTATTTGGATATAAATCAGGTTAAAAATATGAAAGTTAATGATTTTATTATTCTTAAGCTAAAAATAAATGGGGAGCATAACTCTGCTTCATTCTATTGTTCTTTAAAAATAGTGGATATTAATGAACTCGGTGGTATTGCAGAATTCAAAGGTATTCGTCCAAGCGAAGCTTATAAAACCTTTACCACATTTCAAGAATTTCAAGGTTCAAAAATAGCATTCCGTCACAGTGATGTATTTGATTATCTTTCAGCACAAGATGTTGAATTACGAGGAGAAGAAACACTATATTACCACTCTTAATACAAATTAGACCAATCCACAACCATATATGGATTGGTCTAACTTAATTATCCCCCCCCTCCTACTACACTAAACTCTATCAACGCTACTCAATGAATAATGAATGACGTTTGTAGAATTTTATAAAATACCAGGCTCTACAGGTGACAGTTCACCTTCTTCAAACCAACCATCAACACCACAACCATCAGCCGTCAAATAGTGAATGAGATACTGATTGGGGCTATTATTATATTCGGCACGGGCTTTGATGTGTCCTTCTTCACCACTGATGGTAACCTGTACAACCTGACCTAATTCATGTTTAAACATATTTTTTGTTCCTTTGATAATAAAAAAGCCCCGCTATTGCGAAGCTCGTTGTTGTTCAATTTCCCGTATTGCTTTCTTGTCTGAATTACATTGCTCAATAACCGATAACAGGGAGATGTTTAACATTAACGATTCTCCCCATGTCATTTGTTCTGGTATGTATGGTAATAGACAATCAGCGGTTAGGTGTGCTGGTATCGCTATGTGCTCCACTGGCACGTATTCTTTCTGAATAGTCGTGCATCCTGATAAGAGCATCACTAGGAATAGCAGTATTGGCGCAATCACTATTGACAAGAACAGTTTTGATAACCGTTTTAACTTTTTCAGAATCCACGACCGACCTATTCCGGGCGTCACTATTAATTGATGAGACATTATTGATAATCCTGAATGTTCGGTTGGCGTTTTCTGTGATTGAGTTTTGACGTGATAGTTGTTCAGTGAGTGATAATTTATCTTTTTCTAACTTAGTAATACTTTCACTCAGTTTATCAAGATGGTTACTTTGCCACGCAATGCAGATGATCATCACCAAGATAATGCCAACGGACACTGTTGTTTCGCCTAGCTTCATAATTAGTACCGATGATGTGAGAGAGCAATCTGACAGCGTTTGTCTAAACTGGCTTTATCATTAATACATGAATTATCAATTGAGAGGTAAATGCCACCAGCAACCGAGATGAGTAATGTAAGGATAAAACCGACGATGATGATTAAAGGCTTCCATTGCATAATGCTGACTCCGCCTCTCTACGACTGACTAACCCTCGCCAAACCTTTCCACCTGCATAAACCCAGCGTTTCATTTCTTCACAAGCGCCATACTGATCACCAGCATTTAATTTCTTAAGCAATGTAGAACGTGCAAAAGCCGTGGTACCCACATTAAAAGCAAAGGAATATAGAGAAGCTTTTGTTTTATCATCGACCGGCACTTTAACCAGGATATCAACTTGCTGTTGCGTTCTGATAAAGTCTTTCTGCAGTAACTCGTCACACTCTTGTTGTGTGTATGTCTTACCTTGAATGATGTCGTTTCCAGTGTGTCCATAACAAACCGTCAGAACACCAGCGACATCACGATAAGGTTCATAACGCACGCCCTCAAAATAACCAATCACTGTTAGTGCAATACTTACAGCGCCAGCACTCGCAACAGCTGTCACTTTTTGTTTTAGGTTCATTAGATGTCCTTTTTAGCTTTAGTCAGCATCTCACCGACTATTTTTTCGATTTCTCGCGGATCACTAGAACAATTTCGATAAACCAATTCAGCAAATAATGCTGTTCGTTTTCGCTGTTCTCGCCGTGTCATCAGATAAGTTGCTAATCCAAGAAGCATGCTAAATCCCATCCCTATTACAAAGCCCCATTCATACAATGAGAGACTTGCAAAAAAGGCAGTTAAGCCAGCCGTTCCGTAAGTAGCATTGGTTAATTTGTCCATGCGCATATACACCCCCTACGGAGTGTCCGTTGATGATTAATGTGAGTGAGTTAAACGTGAAAAAGTAAATCTTAAGTTAAACTAATAGATCAGCCCAATGTAATTAACCGAAGGAATGGCTGATTAACTTCGGTAAGAAAACATCATGGAATATGAATTTGAAAAAATAAAAGATCCACGAATTAAGGCAGAAGAAATGGCGCATACCACACCTCTGCTATTTTCATTGTTAGCAAAACTAATAACTGATAATGATAAAAATAAAGAAGAACGCCTATTCAGAATGTTAGATAAATCTCTAGAATGGAATGAACAACTACCAGTTAAAGAGCAAATTGCGTTAGTAGGTCAAGTAACTAAAAAGGCTTTAACTGGCAAGTAGTAGCACCATTACTTTCTTTTATTTCAATAGAGTTATTAGAAATAGCCATGAGCGTGGCATTCTTAATAGCCTCTAACTCACAGCTCGTTAATTGCATACTAGCGAGCTGTTTTTGTAACTCTGCTATTTGCTGTCCTTGTCGTTCTACTTGTGCTGACAGTGCACTAGCTAACACTTCTAAGTTTTGATTACTCATAAATACCTCTCTTAAATAGAAAGCCAACTACAAGGCTGTTGCAATCATTAAACGTGTTAATAGTAATTTGCAGGAGCTATATACGAAAAAGGCCACTCAATGCGCAGCCTTTACATCAGTTTTTCGGAGTTTCTGGATAATTAAAATTAGAAAAATTATGTATAACTTAGTTAACTATAAATATTTTCCATATTTACTTATAATTACATCCCTGTGATTAATCATTAATATTTTAATTTTATAGTTTATTTCAGAATATATTTCTGATTGATCTCTTTTCCCTTGAGTTGCAAAGTTTAAACTTTTCTTCAGCTCAATAATTAAATTATTTATTGATACTACTGATTTTGCAAAATCAATTTCTGCATCTGTAGAGCTGCCCAATAAAAGAAGTAGTTTATACTTGCAAAGCTCTGCTTTTTTCTCATCTTCGGATGTAATGATATAAGGTTGCGTAATAATATTACTAGAAAATATAGTTAACTCAGATATATATTCAGCCAACATATTTCTAAAATCACTAATCCATTTTTCTTGAGCCACTAATTTATTTTGGTACTCAGCTAATCTATAGTTATGTTTTAATGCATACCAAGCGATAAGAGATGGAATTAGGGCAGAAAAAAAAGCCGCTACTACAGTTTCCCAAGAAAACGAAGTACTCACAACAACAGTAGGGATTTTATCTACCTCTACTGTGGTTATGTTATTAATTGATTCCATTATTCCCTTATTCCCTTATTAACTAATGAGTAAGGTATTCCTTTCCATTCCATTCAAAAACTCCATGACATAACCAATTCAAATAAGATATACCACTATATTACATGAGATGTCACATCGAAGAAACTCAGTGCTAAATTGTATGTAACTTCAATCACATTTATTAAATCCATTTTAGATTAAAAATATTTATCATTTATTATGGTGACTTTATATTAAATAAGGATCTTCGTTATGATAGAAAGACTTATTCAATACGCCTACTATGACCCTAACTGGTCTCATAGCCACCAAGCAATTTCATTATTAGACAGAACTCAGCGAAAAACCCCTGAAGACTATGAGCATGAAATGAGAGGTCATTTGTTCTGCCCTTCTTGCTACACACCTATATCTATTCGCCCAATCAATACTGAAGTGACTTCAAATGGAAGAAGAAGAGCCTTTTTCCACCTCCCTAGCTATAGTGAAATATATTGCCCGCTAAGAAGTAGAAGTGCTCCAGGTCGGCGATATGCAAGTGAAACCGAGGCTCAACAAGCAATACAGAATCATCAACTAGCCGTAATTAGCGGATTTATGAATAATGAGCCTGAAAATCAAAATATTGAGGCCCCTGAATATACAGGCCCAAATGAAAATATTGATGGCCCTATCATTCAAGCACCAATAGGAAGACACAGAGGGGAGAATTATGCTCTTCCAAGCAAAATTAGTACTGTAGCAGGATTATGTAGAAATTTTGACGAGAATTATTATAAATACATATACATAGCTAATAGTGGTCAAGTTATACCTAAATTATTCAGAGATCTACTTAGTGATGTTAATGATATTGAAGGTGAAATTGCTACTCCAGCATTTTACTGGGGAAAAATTTTAAGGATTGATAGATTTTCAAACACTGCACATATATATTTCAGACTAAACACTCAAAACTCAATTAGTGATGTTCGAATAAAAGTTAAACTGGATGAGCTCGATAGAAAAAATATCACCGATAATCAACCGGATCGAATTGTTATTTTCTATGGTCCAATAAAAGAAGTCGGTTCTGGTTACTGGTCAGATGATGTTAAATGGGGAGAATATGCTTTATTACCAGAACAATATAACTATCTTCTAATTACCCCATAAAATAGTTTTGAAACCTCACTCTTAGCCAGCGAGGTTTCATTCTATAAGTTAGGTGACAACGTATTCACTCTTATCGCATTAGCACCCAAAATTCGTAACGAAAAGCATTTAACTATCAATTGTTGTTTTATTTGCCCATTCATCCATTTCTAAAACTGCACCAGTCATAATTAAACAAGCATCAATAAAGGTTTCAGCTATCATGAGTTTTTGTCTAATTTTACCCTCTGAACACTTCATATCCCTTGCGATTACTGATTTTGAAATATTCTTTATATAGTGTTTTTCTATCAAATCGTATTCGTCTTTTCTTCCTACTTTTATTAATTGGCCAACCGCTGAATCAATGATTATCCCATCATCACAGCAAGAAACACGACTTTTGTTTGTGCTCTGTAATAATCCCTTAAACCCTGCAGCTATTGATGAGTAATCCACACTATTACCCTCATTTACTGACCGCGAGCCTCAACGTGATAAAACTTTCTGTACATACGAAAAAACCCCACCAAATGGCAGGGTTTCTTGAAATACTCATAAGTTGATCATTTGATTGATCTTTTTTTACTCAGTCAGTTATAATGACCGAATATCTTGTGTTCTTGTGGAAGAGAACGCACTAGATATAGGAGCGCCTCTATGTAGTATCGAGCTACAAAAAGGCATGACAAAACTGCAGGGTGCTACATTTGATCACCTTCACAGTCTAGTTTACCCGGTGATCAGTGTAAAGCCCTGAAATTCATACAGGGTTTTAAACTATGAACAAAAATATCTGTAAACACGCTCACCGATACGACCATTTATTTACTTATCTGTCTGAAAATCAAGGACAGACTGGAAGACATAAATGTGCTGGATGCGCATATGAATTAGGTCGGCATCACGCTCTCATTGGAGCACCAAAAGCAAAAAATGACTCTGTTCTAGCATATACTTCGGACAGTCAAGCAGGCACAGTACGCCATAAAGATGCTTTTGAGGCATACAATCTCGGTTACGATTCTGTGGCAGAGAACAATATGAGATTGAGTGCATAAACAGAAAACTTCCTACTAAAGGCTACCTTGGTAGCCTTTTTCATCACTATTTTTAATTTCTTGAATATTTTCATTATCCATAACTACTTCTCTTATACGAAAAAATCATACTAATCGATTTATTGATAAACTAATTTACCTCTGGAGATAACTCTAGCCGTATCACCTATTACTGTTGAAGTGCGTACATAAATTTATTCCTTATTTTAGATAATAAAAAAGACCGCCTAGGCGATCTTTAATTAATTCACAAATTTTTTATTTATGATGTATGACACTCTCTACAACACCAATAACAACCATCAGCAGTTCTGTAACCATTAATTTTTGCTTTAGCAACTGCCTGAGCACAATTAGAAAATATGCCTAAATACTCTCTATTTAATAAATCAGGCATATGATTGCAGCCTTCCTTATGCACCTCATAATCACCATGATTATCTGTGTATTTGTGAACATAATAATAATTCATAAATATCTCCTACTGTTGAATACACAAAGAGACAATATATTAAATAGTTAAATATTTCTTACCATTATATCACATATCAAGGAATTATCCGGAAATCCCGGATAGTTGAACCTGTAAGACTTACTTACGAATTGATGCTTTTATTTCTTGTTCGGTTTGCTCAAAACGCTCTTTCTCAAGCTCCACACCTAATACCTTTCGATTAAGTTTTAGTGCTGCTTTCAGTGTTGCTCCTGATCCCATAAAGAAATCGGCTACTAAGTCACCCTCTCGACTGCTAGAGCGAATAATGTGTTCCATCATGGCTGATGGTTTCTCACAAGGGTGTTTACCGGGATAATACTGAACAGGTGGATAATCCCACACATCGGTGTAAGGTACATCTACAGTTACAAAGAATGGTCGTCTTAATAAACCATATTCTTTTATTAATTCTTGATAGTCTTTTTGTAATGTAACCTGCTCGCGCTCTAATTCGGTAAACTGGCGGGATAACGGCGATAACTTTTCTTGTTTATCAGCAATGTGTGTAAACAGTGTTTGTAACTTTTTGTAGTCTTCCTCGCTAGGTAATTGCCACTGACTATTGCTGAACCAATGACTGAACATTTGCTTATCTGTTGCTTGATTTATCTCCTTAGAACTCACCTGTAGTGCTAAACGAGCATTTCTAAAATAATCAATCAGGGGCTTAAATACGTTTTGCTTTAACTCCTGGCATTTTAAAGAAAATTCAGAACCTTTAGCGGTGATTGGCTTTTGATAATGTTCAGCAAAGAGTATCCGCTCTGTTGAAGGGAAAAAGGTGCGTAGGCTTTCCTTATTTTGTTTTTTCCATGGCCCAGATGGTTTAGCCCAAATAATATGGCTTAATACATTAAATCGCCCGCGAACAAGCAGTTCAGTATCTGATGCCAATTTAGAACCACAGAATAAATACAAACTGCCATTGGGTTTTAATACTCGCCAGAATTCAACTAGTACCTCATCAAGCCAAGACAGATATGCCTCAACATTATCCCACTGGTTATCCCATGCACACGATTTCACTCTGAAATACGGTGGATCCGTAGCGATTAAATCAATATAATTGTCAGGTAATGTTTTTAATATAGCTAATGCATCATTATTGTATAATTGCATCAATATCCTTTATCTAAATAATAAAAAAGCCAGAAACTATTAGTCCCTAGCCTTTAACTTTCATTAATATAAAAAGTAGAGGGGAAATTGGCCTATTTATTTTATATAACTATCTATTAGGCATTTTTTCAATCTTAACCCTATCTTCGTAAACCTCAGCAACAGTAATATTTTCACCATAAAAAAATCCACTACCATTTCATCTAGCAGATGTAACTATTCTCTTCACTATCTCATCACATATACCTTATCTTTTATGTCGGAAAAATTACCATCAATCTTTTTTTGATGGTATGCAATAATTAATTAACCCTCTTAGTTGTTCTTTTATAAAACTCTCCATGCTTTAAAATAAAACCCGCCATTTCTAATTGTGTAAGTAAAAACTCACAACTTTCATAACTTAGTTGTGTTTTAGTAACGATTTCTATTATATTATTCCCCGTATATTGGGATATCATTTCTAATATATTATACGCCTGAATTGTCATATCGTTCTGTTTTATCATGACATTTTACCCTTTAGTGTAGAAATATGAATATATATAAAGGTGTAACTCGTCATCATATAAACAGCAAGTCTTTTTTGTCAGATTATTTTTAAATAAATAACCCTGCTGATAATTGTAAAAATAAAAATATTAATTTATATATTTAATATATTTTATAAATGAAAATACTAACCGGTTACATTTAAAAATAGGAATTACTTCATTTAAAAAAATATAACAATTATTTAAAATGAAAAATGTTAACCGATATATTAACATTTTACTTTCATCAATATACTTTAAACCAATCTATATGGATATCTTATGATTAATAAAAACTGGCATCCGGCTGATATTATTGCTTCTTTAAAGAAAAAAGGGACAACACTAGCAGAAGTTTCCAGAGCTGCAGGTTTAAGCTCATCGACTCTATCTAATGCGTTGTCCCGTCCATGGCCAAAAGGAGAGCAAATTATTGCTAAAGAACTTGATATACCTCCATCAACAATATGGCCTGAACGGTACTTTGATGAAAAAGGAAATCAAATTATTCGTAAATTAAGACATAAAAATATAAATAATAAAGATGAATTATAAGCTTATTACTTATTATACTTTTCACGATATAATTTCATTATATCTTCCGCTAAACAATCATTAACGGTATAAAAATAACATTCAGGCAAGTTAAGTATTTTGGCTAGTTTACACACAACTTCGAAACTTGGTTTATGCAGTCCAGACTCGTATTGCGAAATTCTTGAACGAGCACTAGCTACATCCATTCCGGCCAGAGTACCTAATCTTGTCTGAGTTAATTTTGCCATTTTACGGGCATATCTTAACCTAAAAGGAACCATAATTAGACTTTAGTATTATATTAAAAACAATAGTGTATTTATAAAATATTTTACCTCCTATTTTAAATAGCACATAATAAGTTTAAGTTATTCATGTAATCTCTTTACTTATATAATAAAGTAACAAAACATGTATAATCTCTCTAGATAATATTTAAGAGCAATTATATTTATTATTATAAATATTTATTAACTCTTCCGCGAATTCATCATTTAAAGTATAAAAATAATTTTCTGGAACTTTTAATATTTTGGAAAATCGGCAAATAGTTTCAAAGTTTGGGCGGTGTGTACCAGACTCATATTGACACACTCTAATTTTAGCTGATTCTTCATCAATCCCAGCTAAAATACCTAACTCTTCTTGAGTTAATGCAACTCTTGCCCTTGCAGCCTTTAATCTTTTAGGTATCATAATAACTCTAACATTTAAGATGACTGCATAAGTTTATATCATAAAAATTAGAAAATTTAAAATTAAGCATTACTTAACAAGGTTAGCAATAAAAATATTAATTTATATAAAATTTTATATTTAATCACTTAAGGTTATATTTTTACAATATATATAACCCAGAAAAATATCTTTATTTTTATTAGAATAACAGTTAATTTGCGTAGCGCGTTAATACTTTTTTATTTAACCTGTTTTTTATTACAAGCAACTTCATGATCCATGACTAACCCTGAATCTAACATCGCTAAACCACCTTCTACAAAACCTTCTGCAATCTGTATAATCTGACGTACACGGCTTTCACTCACCTTCCAACGTCTTGCAATGCTTCTTTTAGAGCACTGATATATATAATGTAAAATAAGCGCATTCAATTCTTCTTCTCTTCTCAATTGTTGTAATCGCGCTATTGTAGCGTCAATAATCATACCATCATCATCACAACAACTTATCCTTGAAGATGATTGATAAGGTAAAACACCCTTAAAACCTGCTGCAATATGAGAATAATCTACTCCACTTTGTACATCCGAGGCCCAAGCTCCCCATCGTTCTAATACTTGTTGTATATCTCTCATATCACCACTACCTTATGCGATCTTATCTGTAATTGTTGAACGAGCAATTAATTGAGCCGACTGATACCAAATTTCTTTCCAAACAGACCTAGCCTTGTGAATATGCATATGCCCTAAACCACGCTGTAAAGCCATTTTTTTAGCTAGAATTTGAAGTGCTGTTTTGGGCTTCCACGCTGAGCTAAATAGTAAATTAAACGTACTGTCTCTTTCTGCATAATCAATTTCAATCGGTATTTCCCCGGGTTTTAAACATTGCCCATTTTGATATGCAGGCCTCCCTTTTAAATGCCATTTCTTCGCTTTATCAAGATATTCAGTACAATTATTTTTATGAAATAATGTTTTAGGCCTTAAATAGTCCTGCATATTATTATCATTGAGCCATTTAGCTGTTAAATAATCGATTATTAATATCAATTCTTCGAAATGAAAACCATCAGCTAATCTTGCACGGATATATCCTAACGTCGTCTGACACTCACGGTAATGGGAGTGAGTCACTTTGTTAAAATAACGGATAATTTCTATTTCTGGACGTTCAGGACATGAAAACGAGCAAACTGACCGAGATCTTTTATTGTTACTCTCTGTAGTTATCTTTGTTGTACTCTCTGTAAGAAGGGCTCTATTTGAACTACTCTGAGATAGATTTGTTACACCTGTCCATTGTTTCGATTTGGGCTCATCGAACGGTTTTATTGTTGTTTTATTGGCATAATTACCTTCAGTCAAGCTTCTCTTTTCATCTTCTTCTATTTGCAAGATCTTATGTTGATAATTGATACTATAAAAATTTGTACGATCATGAAGATGTTTATTGAGTTGTTTTACCTCAATCAACCCAGAAATACGTAACTGAGCAAATGCCCGTTTGAGCGTTGATACTGATAAGTATGGAAACTGTAATTGCCAATTAGATAGTGTATTGTAAATCCATCGTCGCCCATCATGTTCAATACCAGACTTAGTTTCTGTTATCCAATAGTGCAATTGTTGCAATACTAAAGCTTCATGCAATCCAATTTTGACAGCTAATTCTGGTATCACTATCTGAGGTCGAGATTTTATAATTAATGATTTCATATGCTGAACTCCTTTTCTCTTTATTCTTTCTAAATGCCAAAAAGCGTTAAATTAAAAATAATTTAATTGAAAAAATAACAAAAGATGGTAATTCCGTTAGTGTTTTGTAAAATATTCTATTTTATTAAATTTAATCATGACTAGAATAGTAAGCATTTTATTAATGCTAAAACTATCGTCATTCGAATTAATATAATTAATTTATATTATATGCATATCACTTAAATTAATAAGTTATCCGTTTGGGTAATTAAAATTAACAAATAGACAAAGAGTACGCAAATACTTTTTACCTAAAAAAAAGGAAATATAAATTACATGAGAAATAAAATGCACATAAGAATTAAAGAACGCCGTTTACAATTGTCATTAACACAAGAAGCTCTAGCAAAGATGTTAAGTGTAAGCCGAGTTTCTATTACAAAGTGGGAAACACGAGTTACAGAGCCGGATGGAGAAAATTTACAGGCATTAGCCAAAGTCCTTGAAGTCTCTCCAGAATGGTTACTTTACGGGGGGAACTCATCAGAAGCAGATGCATTAATTATAACTCGCAAGACAGTGAATATTAAGAAAATACCCATTATCACACTTGAACAAGCAGCTGATTGGAAAGCACGTTACGATACATTAAGATTAAGCGATATTCAGCATTGGTGCTGTGCAACAGTACCCGTATCTGAACAAGCATATGGGTTAATTTACCAAGGCGAATCTATGACAAACCCCTATTCACTTCCTTCAATCCCTAAAGGTTCAACCGTTATTATCGAACCATCATTCAAGAATGAGATAGAATTATATGGAAAAATAATTATCGCTAAAAACATTATTACTAATGACATCGTTATTAAAAAGTTTATCCATGAACCACCACAATTTTATTTAATCTCATTAAACACAGCCTTTACCCCAATATTATTTACTGATGATTATCAAATTATTGGTTATGTAATACAAATTATTCAGACTCTCTAATCTTCTTTATTTTAGTTTATTGAGCTGGCTCACTTCAGCTCAATATGTACTTCCCATTACATGGTTATTGTAATAATATAAACATCAGGTACAATAATTATCTATTAACAAACATCTCTCTTATTAACAATGCAAAAGGAAATATATATTCGATAGAAAATAATGCTATTTATTAGTTATCAAATAAATTTCATTATTTTTTATTTAAATGTAAATTAATACTTATTAACTAATTTTTATTATGCAAGGATGTATTATGAAAGTATTAACATTAAAGGAATGGTCGGATAAACGATATAAAAGTAACCCACCTTCTCTAACAACATTAAATAAATATGCACGATTAGGTTATTTTTGTCCCCCTGCAAGGAAAGAGGGCCGATTATGGCGAGTCAAAGAAGATGCTGATTTAGTAGCTTATTTGACATCACCAGTTATCAATAACAACGATAACCCTATTTTACAAAGGATCCTCAAAGATGGCTGCCAGGCCTCGTAAGAATAACGTCAATATTCCTAACCTTTATCCATTACTTAGTCGTAAAGCCAGCAAGGTTTATTGGCGTTACCGCCATCCTGTAACAGGTAAATATCATGCCCTCGGTGACAATGAAGCCGAGGCCAAAGCAATAGCCATTGAAGCTAATACAAGGTTAGCAGAACAACGAAGCCGGCAAGTTATGGCTATTAGTGATCGGGTGGCAAAAATTAAAGGTAAAGAAATCACGGTTAATACTTGGTTAGATAAATACTGGGTTATTCAAGAAGAACGTTTAAAAGAAGGTGATATAAAGCCAAATACATATAAACAAAAAAGGAAGCCAGTCGATTTAATGAGGCAAGCCTTATCCATGAAACCATTACCAGCTGTTGATGCCAGAGATATTGCTGAAATTCTTGATGAGTATAAATCTAATGGCCAGCACAGAATGGCACAAGTTATTCGTTCTGTTTTAATTGATGTATTTAAAGAAGCACAACATGCAGGTGAAGTTCCTCCTAGTTATAACCCTGCCCTCGCCACTAAACAACCGAAACGAAAAGTAACTCGCCAACGCCTTAGTTTTGATGAATGGAAAAAGATATTTAAGATTGCTGACAAACAACATCGTTATATGGGCAATGCCATGTTGCTTGCACTTATTACAGGCCAACGATTAGGTGATATCTCGACAATGAAGTTTAGTGATATTTGGGATGATCATTTACATATTATCCAAGAAAAAACTGGCACCAAATTAGCTATTCCATTATCACTACGTTCTGAACAATTAAATATGTCATTACGTGAAGTTGTTGCTCGTTGTCGTGATCGCGTTATTAGCCCTTATCTTATTCATTATTTTCATACCACTTCACAATCTAAACGTGGCGAACAAGTTACAGCAAATACACTAACGACTAACTTTAAAAAGGCGAGAAATAAAACGGATATTGATTGGGGAGAAGGAACACCTGCAACATTTCATGAACAGCGCTCTTTATCTGAAAGGTTATATCGAGCACAAGGTATAAACACTAAAGATTTGCTGGGTCATAAAAACCAACAGCAAACCGATAGATATCATGATGATAGAGGAAAAGATTGGCTAGTTATTAACATTAATCATCTTTAA